CCGGCGCGCTGGAGGACATCAACGACGTGCCGCACCCGCTGTTCATGCCCGTCAACGGGCTGGCGATCGTGCCGAGCGGCGCCTCAACCGCGGTTGACCTGTCATGACCACGCACCCCGACATCCCGATCCTGACCATCAACGGTCGCGCCTATTCCGGCTGGGAGACGTTGCGGGTGTCGCGCGGCATCGACCGCTGCGTATCGGACTTCAAAATCACCGTCAGCGAGCGCTGGACCGGTCAGGCCACGCCCTGGCAGATCCTGCCGTTCGCCGCCTGCCAGGTCGCGATCGACGGCACCCCGGTCCTCACCGGCTACGTCGACGAATACAACCCGAAGATCGGCCCGAAGGAACACGCGGTCGAGATCGCCGGCCGCAGCAAGACCCAGGACCTGGTGGACTGCACCCCGGACGTGCCGAGCGGGCAGTACAGCGGCTACAGCCTCGCACAGATCGCCCGCAGCGTCGCAGCGCTGTTCGGCATCGGCACCGTGGTGCTGACCGATCTCGCCAACGAAACCTTCGCCGACGCGCAGATCGAGCGCTCCGAGACCGCCTTCACCTTCCTGGAACGTCTCGGCCGCCTGTCCGGCGTGCTGCTGTCGGACGACGAGCTCGGCCGCCTGGTGCTGACCACCGCCGGCAGCACGCGCGCCACCGGCACCCTGGTCCAGGGGCAGAACATGCAGTCGGCGACCGCCAAGCTGTCGGCCTCGAAGCGGTTCAGCGACTACATCGTCAAGGGCCAGCACAGCATCGGCACGGGAGGCTCCTCGAGCTGGGGCGGCGCCGGCGGCATCGGGTCCGAAACGGCCGCGGTCCCCGCCGGCACGGTACAGACCCAGATGGAGGCCGTCGCACACGATTCGACCGTGCCGCGCTATCGCCCCCGCGTCGTCCTCGCGGAATCGCAACTGACCGCCGCCGGCATGCAGCTTCGCGCCAACTGGCTGCGCCAGGCGGCCTATGGCAACGCGACCAAGGCGGAGATCACCGTCGCCGGCTGGCGCCAGCCGGACGGCACGCTGTGGACGGTGAACACGCTCGTGCCGGTCACTTCGCCCTCGCTCGGCGTCGACCAGGACCTGCTGATCGCCCGCGTCGAGTTTGAATTGAGCGCGCGCGCCGGCCGCACCACGAAGCTGCATGTCGGCCCGGTCGAGGGCTTCACCCCGGATCCCGGCGAGGTCAAGATCCACAAGAAAAAAGGCAACGGCAAGGGTGCTAATTGTCCGACCTGGACCGGCGCGGGTGGCGCCTGATGCTCGCCCGTCTCGCCTCGGCCATGCGATCCATGGTCACGCGCGGCAAGGTCGCCGCCGCCGTCGTCGGCCCGCGCACCTTGCTCCAGGTCACCGGCCTGCAGAACGAAACTAAGACCGGGGTGGAGCTGCTGCTGCCGCCCGGCTACTTCGCGCGCCCGGCGCCCGGGGCGGACGTGGTAATCCTCCAGGTCCTCGGCGATCGGGGCCACGTCGTGGCGCTGGGCGGCGACACGGCCGGCCAGGCCTACACCGCGGCGGCCTCCGGCGAGTTCGGGATCAGCAACGGCACCCAGACGATCATTATCCACTCGGATCATATCGAACTCATCGGGCCGGGCTACGTGCTGATGACCACGCCGGAGCTGCGGGTCACCGGCAAGATCACCGAAGGCTACGGCGGCTCTGACCAGGTCGGCGTCGGCACCCACACGCACATCGTCGCCGGCACAGCCGGCCACACCGCAGCACCGGACGCAGGCACATGACCGACATCGCCCTGATTTGGAACTGGCAGGCCGGCTACGCCGATCTGTCGATCGTCAACGGCGATCTCGCGACCGACCAAGGCCTGCAGACCTCCGCCATCATCTCGCTGTTCACCGACGCCCAGGCGCAGCCCGGCGACGCCATCCCGGATGGCTCCGCCGACCCGCGCGGCTGGTGGGGAGACATGCCGATCGATCCGGCGCAGCAGGACGCAGCTACCCCGCCGGACCGTATCGGCTCGCGGCTGTGGCTGCTGTGGCGGGCGCTGCAAACCGCCGAGACGCTGCAGCTGCAGCAAAACTACGCCAACGAAGCGCTGCACTGGATGCTGGATGACGGCGAGGCCTCGACCGTCATCGCAACACCAAGCTTTCCCGGTCTCGGCTGGTCCAGCCTGTCCATCGAGATCGACGAAAGCCCGAATACCACCTTCACCCTGGCCTGGCAGAACTCCTGATGCCCTTTTCCCTGCCTGCCCTGTCGGACTGGCGCACCCAGTTCCGCAGCGCCTTCGCCGCGCGCCTGACCGGCTTCGACCAGACCGTGCGCCGCAGCGTCGTCGGCGTCATGTCGGACGCCCTGGCCGGCGCCGTGTTCGCCCTCGGCCGTGCCCTCCTGTGGGTCACACGGCAGATGTTCATCAGCTCGGCCGAGGCGCCCTATCTGCAGCGCCGCCTCGCCGATTACGGCCTGTCGCAGATCACCGGCACCGCCAGCTCCGGCGGCGTGGTGTTCTCAGGCACCGTCGGCGTCCCGGTCCCCGCCGGCAGCGTGCTGATCCCGGCCGGATCGCTGACCGACAATAACGGCGCCGCGCTGCAGTTCTCGGTCACCGCCGGCGGCGCCATCGGCAGCCTCGGCACCATCGACCTGGCGGTCGCCGCCAGCGGCCCCGGCGCTGTGGGAAACCTGCCCACGGGCACGCCGCTGACCCTGGTCAACGCCATCGCCGGCGTGCTGCCGCAGGCCGTTGTGGACAGCTCCGGCCTCGCCGGCGGCTCTGACGGCGAGACGCTGGACGCCTTCCGCGCCCGCGGCCTGCAACGCATCCAGTCGCCGCCGCAGGGCGGAGCCGGCGCGGATTTCTGGGCCTGGACAAAGGCGACCGGCCTGCCGACACGGGCCTGGGTCTTTCCGCTCAACCGAGGTGCAGGATCCTGCGACGTCGCGTTCACCATCGACACACGCGCCAACCCGATCCCGCTGGCCGCCGATCTGGCGACGGTGCAGGCGGCGATCGACGCGGCTGCGCCGGTAATCGGCTCCTACCAGGCGTTCGCGCCGGTGGCGGACGCGCTGACCATCAACGTGCACGGCCTGCTGCCGAACACCGCGACGAACCAGGCGGCGGTCACCGCGGCACTGGTTGCGCTGGTGGCCAGCGTGCCGCCCGGCGGCGCTTCCTACGGCGACGGCATCACCGTCCCGCTGCTGACCGGCGCGATGTTCCCGGTGCAGGTGCCGGGAGTCTTGTATTTGGAGTGGATCGAGGACGCGATCAACGCCGCGGCACCCATCGCATCCTTCGACATCACCACGCCGACGGCGGACGTGACCTTCGCCACCGGCCACCTGCCGGCACCGCCCACGGTGACCTTCCTATGACCTGGTTCTCCGGCCTGACCGCCGCCGATTACGCCACCGGCGTCCAGGGGTTGTTCCCGCGCGGGCTGGCGTGGACGCGCGCCGCGGGCAGCACCATGGCGACGCTGTTCCAGGACATCGCCGATTGCCTGTTCGCCTTCCACGAGTATCTGGTGCTGTGGCTGGAAACCGAGTCCTTCCCCGCCGACGCCGTGCAGTGCCTGCCGGATTTCGAGGCGGATTACGGCCTGCCCGACAGCTGCACCCCGGCCGCCCCGACCATGGTGCAACGGCGCGCCGCGCTGATGGCGAAAATCGCCGCCAGCCCCGGCGGCCAGTCGGAGGCTTACTTCATCGGCGTCGCCGCGGCGCTCGGCTACACCATCACGATCACCACCTGGGATACCTTCGTGCCCGGCCCCGGCGCAGCACTCGGCCCCGGGGCGGCGCTGCTCAGCCGGGCCTGGCGCTTCGCCTGGCAGGTCAACGCGCCCTCAATCACGGTACAGCGGTTCCAGGTCGGCGTCTCGGCGCTGTTCGAGCCGCTCTGGACGATCGGCAATACGCAGTTGCAGTGCCGGCTGAGCAAGCTCCAGCCGGCCTACGGCGTGCTCTGGTTCAATTACAGTTAAGGAACGACGATGCGAGGAATTGCCAACGGCACGCAGGTCACTGCGCTGCCGACGCCGGCGGCTGCCGTCGGCGCGCCGGGATACTGCAACAACACCGCGCCGGGGCCGGGCGTGACCCCGACCGACCTGTATCCGGATGACGTCAACATCATCCTCGCCGAGCTGCTGGGGATCCTCGCGGCCGCGGGCGTGACGCAGGACGCCACCGGCGCGAACACGACGCAGGTCCTCGCGTCGCTGAAGACGCTGTTCCGTGGCAATAACATCCTGGCCAAAACCGCAACCGGGACATGGACCGTCCCGGCCGGGGTGACCAGCGTCCATTTCCGTGGCTGGTCCGCTGGCGGCGGCGGCGCCGGTATGGGCAATGGCGGCGCCGGCGGCGGTGGCGGCGGTCAGGGCGGCGCCTATTTTGAGGGCATTGCCACAGTAACCCCCGGTGCAGTCATCACCTGCACGGTCGGCGCAAGCGGCGCGGGCGGCACCAATGTCAGCGGCAGCTACAACGGCTCGATCGGCGGGACCACGAGTTTCGGCACATTCGCGACGGCCACGGGCGGCTCCGGCGGAGCGGGCTTCGCCAACGGCACGGGCGGCGGCGGCTACGGCAATGGCGTGGCGACCGGCGGCACGGTCAATATTACCGGCACGTCCGGCCAGAACGGCATCTCTGTCAGCACGGCATTTCTAGGCGGGATGGGCGGCGGCACGTTCGGAACGGGATCAACCTACAACGGCTCCGGTGGCGGCCCGACCGGCAACTTCCCCGGTGGAGGAGGTGGCGGCGGCACGCAAAACTCCGCAGGCGGCGCGGGCGGTGCCGGCCTTCTGATTTTGGAGTGGTAATATGTTTGCGCTGATAATCAACGGCACGGTCGTTCAAACCGCCGCTGCCGAGTTCCCCGTCAACCCGGCGTTGACCTGGGTCGATATCTCGACCGTATCGCCCGCGCCCCAACCGGGATGGACGTACAGCGGCGGCACGTTCGCCGCACCGGTTGTCCCGCCCCTGCCCGCCCAAACCCTCGCACAACAGGCCGCCGCCGCCATATCCGCCGGCTTGACGGTTACCAGCACGTCCAACCCGGCGCTGAACGGGACCTATGCCTGCGACGCGACGGCGCAATCGCATCTGATGGCCGAAATGATCGCGCTGCTGAATTCGAGTGGTGCGACGTTTGCGGACGGCACCGCCTCGATCGTCTGGCCGAACATCACCGGTTCGCTGCACACCTATACGCCGGCACAGTTCCAGCCATTGGCGCTGGCCATCGGGGCTTATGTCTCGGCTTTATACAAGTGCATCAACGGCGTCCTGGCGACGCTGCCCCCCGCCGCCGTCACCATCGCCTAGTCCCGGCAAGGCCTCGCCCGCGCGCAACACGGGCGAGGCCCTTCACGCCCGCCAACGGAGAGCAAATCCGATGACGACATCTGCATTTAACGCGCCAGCCGCGCCGCTGGCCAGCGATCCCCGGTTGCTGCCCGATCCGGAGTTTGAGGCCGAGCGGACGCACTGGACCCTCGACCGCCGCGTGCCGCTGGCCATGATCATTGCGATGTTCATCCAGTTCGGCGGCTTCGTCTGGTGGTTCGCCACCCTCAACGTCACCGTGACGTCCCAGGGCGACCGCATCAGCCGGCTCGAAATGGATCGCACCGCCGCCAGCCAGACGCTGTCATCGATGCAGGCCCTGCTCGCCCGCATCGATGAACGCACCGGCTACCTGACCGACGCGCTGCGCCAGAAAATGGATCACAAATGACCCCCGCACCGGCCGCAAGACTGGCGCGATTGCTGGTCCTGTGCGGCCTGCTGGCGTCGTGTGCCGCGCCGCCTCCGCCGGTGTGCCTCGCACCGGTTGCCCCGCCGGCGTTCCGCGGCCCGGCGCCCCCGCCGCGACCCGATCCGGTCGAGCGGGACTATCGCCGGGCCGAGGATGCGGCGCGGCGCTACGTCGCCTCGCCGGAGCCGGACCCGCTCGCGATCCACGCCATCCGCGAACACGAGGCGGCGATCCGCCACGCCGCCAGCCGCGCGGACAAGCACCGCGCGGTCAAGGCCTTCCGCGAATTCCTCGCCGCCCGCGACATTCTCTAGGAGACATGCCATGCCATCCTCTCCGCCGATCGACACGCCACAGTCGGTCGATACCTTGGCGCGCAATGCCTGGGGCGAGGCGCGCGGGACCGGCGCCACCGGCATGAGGCGCGTCATCAACGTGCACATGAACCGCGTGCGCAACCCCCGCTGGTGGGGCCACGACATCATGTCGGTTTGCCTGGCGCCCGAGCAATTCTCCTGCCGCAACGTCGGTGACCCGAACCGCGCCAAGCTGCTCGCGGTGACCGATGCGGATCCCGAGTTCCGCGTCGCCCTGAACCTGGCGTGGCAGGCGATCGCCAACAAGCTGCCGGACCTGACCAACGGCGCCGACAGCTACTGGGCCGTGTCGATGCCGCACCCGCCGGCCTGGGCCGCCCGCGCCGCCCGCACGGTGTGCGACGGCT